AGCGAATAACCACGCCGGTTATATCCTGTAAAGTAACTGTTGTTTTGGAATATATCATATCAGATGCTCCATAGAATAGCTTTTAAGCACGTATATGGGTATCAGGTAACATTTGCCTGACCCTACCTTTATCTTATTACATTCTTCTCTAAGAATGCATTCTATTATTTTCATTGGCTTAATCCATAGAAAGCCTGTTGATGTATGTATACACCAATAACTTGCTTTAGTTGTTAGTATGTCTCCAGGTTTATTATTCTTTTCATATTCAATAATAATATTACCTGTTGTTTCCGATCGCTTATCGTATTTAACTTCTACACTTTTATGTAGTTCAGGAATCCATATGTCATAATCTAAAAATTGCCCTTCAATTCGTTTAGCTAATGGATATTTATTTTTTAATACATGTAATACTTTTTCTTCATATGATATACCCATACTTAATAAATCGCTAAACTTCATTTAATCTTATAACCTGCTTTTTTGATGTAATACTTAGCTACTTTTTCGAACTTAAGTGGCATAACATATTTAACAGCTTTATTAGCTACTCGATAAAATGGAAATATAGGATTGTAACGAGGATTAGTTTCAAACCTATGAATTATTTTTACGCCGTTTTTTGTGCGTTGCCATACACCGTAGATACCATCAATTGTTGCTCTAAACTGATTTGCTTTTACAACTCCTGATCTTCTGCCTGGTATGTTACCGAATTGATTTAACCTAGCATTAACAGTAGGAACAGCGGTATTCTTTACTCTACGAATACCACCTACTATATTTCTATGTATAAATTCTTGAGCCCAGTCTCTAAATGTAATGCGGGCTATTGGATAATTCTTTTTAGCAAATTGTACATATATGCTATTAACCGTCTGTGGTTTAGGTCTATCAAATGATTTACGCATTTGCACCTGTTCTAATTCTTTAACTCTTGTAGCTGTTTCATTTAAAGCTATTCTTGTTATATTTGGTATATCAACATTCTGAAACTTTTTAAGTTGTTTAACAAATGGTTTTATATTGCTTTTAACTGACATTAACATAACTTTTTATTCTGCCTCCAAGTTTATGTGTTTTCTTTTTTATATCAATAAAATCTTTAGTCATTGATATAAGTATTTCATTAATATGAAAAATTATAACATCTTCTTTTGATTTATACTTTTCAAATGCTATTGGTACATCGTCTTCATTTACACAAATAATTATATTATCGTTTGTATCTGGGTGTTTAGCATATATAAACTCTGGTGATAATGTACTATAACCTCTGTTAATAGCGTCTAATATTAATGCTTCATATGCTCTAATCATCATTTCATTTAACTTAACTTTATTAAATGTTGAATGATAGTCCATGCTGTATTTATTTTCTGCTCTTTTAAAACGTAATAATAATTCAGGGCTTATTAACGTTAAGATACGATCTTTACCCCACTCGAGCCTAATCTTTTCTTTTATATCGTTTAATTTGCGTATAGATTCATCAAAAACTTTATTTTTTTGTAATGCTTCTAACTCTTTAATCTTTCTTTCTTTATAATTCATAGTTACATCAATGGTTACATTTTAATGTGAATGGACTTTTAAAATAGTTACATGAGTTACATATACCTAAAGGTATATGTATGTAACTCAAAATGTAACTCTTTTTTTCATAAAGTTGGCTAAGAAATGTAACTAATATGTAACTAATGTAACTAATTATGTAACTAATCAATAGCATCATACTTTTTAGCTTGATAGCCTTTACCTTGTTCATAATATATTTTGTTATCATCTTTTAACCTTTTTACTCGTTGTTTAACTGTACTTTCCTTTAAATCTTCTGATTTATTAATAATTTCTTTTTGTGTTACCCATACATTTATAGGATCAACATTTTCAGCCGCAGCCTTTTCAGCCTGTATTTCAGCTATTACTAATATTGTTTCATCGATTTTAGAGTCTTCTTCTTTAAATTCATCGTATTCAGTTTTAACTAATACACCTGAAGTCATGCCTGGATAATTAATTAAATCTATTTCCCTGAACTTAAAGTACTTAGGATTCATAGGTTTACCATCTTTAATTAATGTTTGTGTAAACTCTACTTTCATTTCTTCACCTTCGTCTTTAGGTCGTTTAACTGCAAATTCAGCATCAACAGCCGCAGGAAGCACAGAGGAGCCACGTGCTCTACCCATACTACCATGCCCTGTATGATGTATCAAAGCAATACAACAGCTGAACTCAGACTTTAACATGTCCACACGTTCAATAAATTTGTTCATATCTTCAGTACTGTTTTCATTTCCAGCACCAAAATTACGAGCCAAGGTATCAACATATAAACAGCCTATATCACCAAATTCATCAGCTACTTGTTTTATATGATCTATTAAATTCTGATGATCTTTTTCATCTAAAAAACGTACACCTCTATCTGATACAAACATTTGTGCATTTGTTAAGTCATGACCATGATAATGTTCCCAAGCTTGTACACGTCTTGCTATACCTCGTTGACCTTCACCTGCTAAATAAATAATAGGTGTTTGTTCAGTCTTATGTGATTGCCAAGGTATACCAAGTGATGAACATAAAGCCATATCGATAGCTACAAATGATTTACCGCTTTTGGGTGCTCCATAAATATCTATAACTGAATCTTTTTCCATAATATCTTCTATTACCCATTCAGGTTCAGGAATATTAGTTATAAGATCAGAAATCTTTCGTAATACTAATGACGGCTTTTTAGGCTTAGAAACTTCAGTATTTATATAATCTTTAAATAATTCTTTATCAAAAATATTATTATGATATGCATCATATAAATCATCTTTATCGTTAAATGCTTCAGGTATCTTAGCTATTTGCACTGTACATTTATTTTCAGCTAAATATTCCGATAATTCATTAGCACATTTAAAACCTGCTTCATCATTATCAGGCCATATAATTACTTCTTTACCAAATATTGGTTCCCAGTTAGCTTTCTTCCAACTGTTAACACCTCCATGCCAAGTAGCCGTAGGTCCATCATAAATGCGGTTTGCGCCTAACGTAGCTTTCTCGCCTTCGCTTATTATTATTGGTCCTTCACCTTTTTTATAATAAATGGGCATTAAACCTTCAGGCCGTTTCAAAAGCCAAGTATTATTTTGTTTACAAAATGGTGCATACTTTTGTTTAATTGCATGATTGTCTGGAAATCGCATAACAACAAATGAATCAGTATATTTTAATAATACAACCGCTTCTTGTGCTAAAGCGCGCATTTGTTCTTGATTATATTGTTTATATGTTTTAGTTTCAGGAAATTGTTCTTGTTGAATTTCTGGACTATACATATTTAATATATCATTTCGATTCTGATTAAAGTGATCGATTAACCATATAACTCCTCCTCCTTCATCTAATTCGAAACTAAAAAACAATCCAGTTTCGAGATTAAGGCACCAGCTTCCGTTGGTACCCCATCTCATTTCTGTACTTGATTGCTTAGTAGGCTTTCCTAATAAATGAAGGCCAACTTGAGGAGCCAACTGTACAAAGTTGACTTCTCGCATGATTAAAACGGCAGTTCGTCTTCAGTTAAAGGTTTAGCTGCAGGATCAAATCTAGGATCACCAGACTCTGGAGTTTGATTTTCCATTGCAAAGTTAAAATCATTATTAACTTGTGCAGCAGCTTGTTCTAATGGTGCATCTATATCATTAACTACAAACTCAGCTGGTCTATCTGCCCATTTAACAAATTCAAATTCAGGTATAGCTGCTTGCCCTACTTTGAACTTTTCAACTTTAGCACCAGTATATTTAACATGCACTACTTTGCCAGGATTAGCTTTTATATCATTCCAAAACAAAGCGCACATTTTGTTAAAGCCTTGACTTTCGCCCCAGCTAAATCTTCTCCAAAGTTTGCTGCCTTGTTCAGGTGTATAAATCCAAACACTAAATGCACGTTTATGATCAGGTGTAGGTTGACCTTTGGAAAGTCCTGGTTTATCATCCCATTCCCAACTGTAGGCTCCTTCGTATATACCCCAACCGGTTTGTATAGTTGCAGGATCAATTAGAATATGAACCACGTTATTTAATGATTCATCTCCAATCATCCAACCTTTATCTGGACTGTGTTTAATGTAAACATTATCACCGCCCGAATTAATACCCAAAATATCCATAATTACTCCTTAATGTATTATAGGTTGCGCTTCATTGCGCCATTTTTCAATTAGCATGTATCTAAACTCAGATACATACTCATCAAAACTTAGTTTAAGCTTTTGATCTGTTTCTAAATAATCTAAATATTCTAAAACACAGAACTCAGCAAAACGTAATTCTTTATTTGTCTCTATTGACATAAGCCTGGAAAATTGTATTTTTTTTTATTATATCTACAAAATCTTCCCATTTGCACGTAAATATTTTATCGTTATCTTTTGGCTCATCTTTTATAATAGCCCAAAATGGCATAGCCACTTCAATAGGACTTCTATTATATTTATAAACTAAAACCGGAATTCTTGAATCACCTGCTGCTGTACATACTTGTTCCCACCAACCAGATTTGTAACCTTTACCTTCAGCATAGCATTTACATTCGATAGCATAATTTAAAAAGTTAATATCACATTCACCTTTTTTATATAGTTGTTCAAAGTTTCTTGTAATGTGTATATCAGCATTATGCTCATCAGATAATGCTTTTAATAAACTAACTATTTTTCTTTCAAATGCAGCACCTTTTGTTCGGCTATTTACCAATTTTGTTTCTCCTTACTAACTCTCTGCATGCTTTAAGTTTAATTTTTGGTTTTGTACTATGATTATTAATTAATGTTTCAAGTTCTTTAACAGATCTGTTTTTTAAATAGTAATGCTCTACTTCGTATTTACCAGTATTTTTATTTCTTGTTTTTACTGACTTTTTTATTTTTTCCGGCATTAAATATTTTGTCCCAATTATTATCTATTTTTTTTTTATCTTCTGGCCTACGTTTACTTCCTTTACCGCCATGCCATTTAGTCATTATCTTTTAATTTATTGTTAATTAATTGCTCAACAACAAATATCATTTTTTTACCGTGTTTATCACAATAATCTTTTAATAGTTTATGCGTTTCAGGTTTAACCCAAACTGCTTTCATTTGATTCTCATCCATGTTGTTTTATCCTTAATGTTTTTGATCTTACACTCCTTGCTTCTTTAGCTGGAGTTACTTTTTCTGGTTGTGCTTTATAGTTTATCATCGGCCACATTATTGTATGTTGATTTGTTTGACCTCCATCAGCATCTTGAATTTGTTTTTTAAGTTTTAATTCAAGATCATTAATATCTTCTGTTAATTCTTTTATATGCTGCTTCTTTTGAAGTATTTCTTCGCAATACATATCAGCACTACGACCTAAAGTTATTATATCTTTATTAACATTTTTGTATACAACATTAGCATCATCAGTTGAAGATGGTGGATAATATTCTTTATTTTTAACTCTATAATCAAAGTCTAATACAAGAGCTGATAATACTCCACTAAATTCTGGTTTTCTTGAATATAAATAAATTCTGAAATCTGTAGATTGCCAAAGCACAATAACGGCTGCCCAGCCATAGCCGGTACATTCCATTAAACCTTTAGCTTGCAATACGCCTCGCCATTCTTCTAGCTCATTTGTAGGTGCATTACGTGTAGCCTTACATTCAATAACACCTGGCCCATCTAATACTATTGTTTCTTGTTCTGGAATAATAATATGATCATGTTCTCCATTTTTAAATGTTAATCCTTTTGCTATACCAGTAGCGTCCAAAGAGCCTGATAGAGGGAGTATCGGATGATGGACAGGCTCTTCGTAGTCTACTTTTACACTTTCAAGACCAAGTATATTTTTAGCCTCTTCACATAAAACTGGTTCTAATAAATCGCCCATACGTTGAAGCATGAGCTGGGGAGTTTGTTTTGGCAGTTCCCCTTCACTGGCTTTAATAGCAACATCAAGCCATTGGTTTCTTGATTGATATTGACTTATACCTTTTATATAAGGCAGCGTTGAACAGCTAGCTTGATCGTATCGTGTTTTTTTACCTACCATGTATTTCTCCTATAATATAAATCCGCTAATTCTTGTAATGAAAGATCTGAAGGATAAATATGTGTTTCATGATCTTTTCCAATATATCGATCAGTAACTTTTATAGTTCCGTCGTTATAAATAATTTTTGTGTATTTATGATCGCCCCAGTTATTAATTTCAAGTAATTTAATTCTATTAGACCATTCTGTAATTTTTGCTATGTCTTCTATAGGTATCATGATATATAAGATTTTTGTATTGCTTTTAGTTTTGTAAATAAGTTCTTAAATTGCACGGCCGAGTGAGGCACATCATCATAACTGAATACAGTATTTTCAATAGGATTTTCAATTGGATTTTCGTGACTTATAGATAAAAACCATATTAAAAATTCTACCTCTTGCTTGTTTAGTTTTCTTTGGCTCAAGTTTAATTTGTTCATCTTGCTATGCCTAAAATATATTTAATTTCATCTAATGAATCCCTTACTTTATATTCTTGGTCTCCAACTTCAACTATAACCTCGCTTGTATATTGATCTTTATAAAAGCCGCTGATTGACCTAGCTGGAATATGTAATTGCCCGCCTCCTAATAAATTAAATGTTACGTTCATTTTTTATTGTCCCTATCGTTAATAATTAAAGCTGCTGCATATAAACAAAATGCCATAAAGATTAATACTAGTAGTAATTGTATATCTATCATTTCATTCGCTCCTCACCAAATATTTCTTTTAGCTTTTGTTTTATTTCTTTAATTTCTTTTTCAGTAAAAACTGAGCCGCCCCATTTTTTATTCATAGCTTCACGAATTTTAATTTGATTTTTAAGTTCTTCTTTAATTGACATTACACTGCCTCCCTTATTACTCTGGTTTTATGGCCGTCTTGTTCTAACCGTACTTTTTTAACAGCCATAAGATCTAAACTTCTAGTTACTAAAGCTGTTATCCAGCCATAATCATATTTAACTTGTAATGTGTATTTCATTATTTACTCCCTTCGTTATCAAGATAGTTATCGATTTTTTCTTGCACGTCTTTTATAGTGTGACCCCAGCCACCAAATCTTATTAATGGGCTAATACAAGAACCAGTCCAATGATTTCTACCACAATCCCAATGTGAGTCTATTTTAAATCCTCTGTATTTATAGACTGCTGGGTTATATTTAGTAGCTTTCTTATATATTTCTTTTTTATGCGTCATGTTATTTAACTCCTTAATTTTATTTAACATAAATAAATTATACTGAGGATATATATAATTGTATACCTTTTTATATGTATTTATTCGTATAATCTTAAGAGCGTTTAAAGTAGAATAATTAAGAGGCTGATAATAAAATAATACTACTCCTTACTCAATATCTCCATAATTTTTAATCAGCCTCATTTATAATCGGTCGGACGACTGGAACTTCAGATAAAGTTTTTAATGTTTCATGAAACGAATCTATTTCTAATTTATCATTAAATATTTTTTGATCAAAAGTAAAGTATGTTTGCGAGCTAGAATTAGCTTTAAATAAAATTCTTTTTTCAGGCATAAATACAAAAGCTAAAATATCACAATGATAGTTTTTATATATCTCGCTTTGATTTCTTGAATTATCAGAAACAAAAACATATTTACCTTCCGGCGTTTTGCTCCTAGCTTTAACTTGAACAGTATACATAGCGGGTCCAAGCTCGCATACTAAATCTGCTGGGTGTTTATCTTGACATGGAAAACAGAAGTCGCAGTATTCCAGCAAGAAAGTCTGTACTAGTGATTCAGCAAATGCTCCTACTCTAGAGTTTCGCTGGTGCTCGTCTGAACTTTTTGTTGGCATTTTTTTAACTCTTCTGAATTAAATATTGCACGTCTTCCAACTTGTTGTGCATATTTAGAATTTAATAATTCTTTACCCGCTTTTTCCCATTCTCCTAATTCCATATAAGCTCTGGTTTTTCGAAATGAAAGCCATGTGTTTATTCCCATATTAAATACTAAATCCATAATAATAGCCTTAGCTTCTTCTGGAAATGTAGCCCATACTGGCCAGTGCTTATCTAATTTTTTTATTACGCTATCTATATCATTATCTAAAAGATACATAGCCTCATCTTTTGATATGCCGTTTGTTTCAAGATTTCTTCCAACACCAATTGTTGTGTAACCTTGTGAGCATTCGTACGGCTTTAATACTAATGCTTCCCATTGTATTAACCGTTCTTTTACAAGATCTTTCATTTTACTTTTTTGTTTTTTCGTATGTGCGAAGTGTTGACATGCCGAGCATGGCCATAACGATTGTAGATAACTGGCTAAAATCAAATTCAGGTGTATCATATTGAATACCGTTAACAATAAGAATATATTGTATAACAGGTTCTAAGATAAAATGATAAGCGAGTGATAGACCGCAACACCAACCAATAAATGGGCGCCAGCCTGAAACAAATATATTATTGTGTTGTGCTTCAACTTTATTAACTTCTAATTGTGCTTTGTTTAACGAAATAA